CTCGATGTCTCTGCTAATTAGGTTCTCTACAGTCTCCACTATTTTACGCACTTTGTCTGTGACTGCCTCACGATTGCGCTCAACGGCAATGTCAATTGCGCGTGGCTCTGGCCCTGCCTCAGTGTTTAGGTTGGTAACAAATGTTGATGAGGTTTGGCGGCCAGCGTGATCGTAGATTGCACCAGCAGCATCAGCCTGTTGTATGACCATCAACTGGTAAGGCTTAGACCCGTAGGCAACCTGCTCTGTGTACGTGCCTGTAGTGCCTCTGCCTTTAGGGCCACTAGGGATGCCGCCGCGCTGGTAGTTGACATAGCGCTCTTTGCTTGCGCGCACACCAACCTTGACCTTAAACCCTGCCTGTACTGCGGTTGTTTTCCAACTTTTCTCACGGCCTCGTACCATGCCAGACAAAGGCGCGCCGTTGTTTAACGAGTTGTCAAAATGCGCGACCATTGATCGAGCCTCATTGATAATCTGATCGCCTGCCGCTTGTATGTCTTTAGTTACTTGACGGCGGTAACGGTTATCAAATGTGTTGAGCGCTTTAAGTGTTTGTTGTACGCCAGCAATGTTGACTGAGTGCACTGGCACGGCTGGCATTAGCGACCGCCGCGCTGCTTGTTAAGTATCTCGATCACAGTGTTCATATCGTCTGCCTCAAATGTAATCTCTGACGGCCAGTAGCCGGTGGCAACAACGATCTCTGCCAGCGCGCGCCTTACTGAGCCGTGCCCGCTTTTGGGTCTTTTGTCTCCAGTACATCAATGTTGGCAAGCAACGCAATGAACTGGTCAAGCGTGCCCGGCACAGTTGTACCAGATGCGCGAGTTGCCTCATAACACAAGTACGCCAAATCCTCAACACCAATACCCGATGCCATCTCTGATGCTTTGCGTTTGTACTTGCGTTCCCATGCAACAACAGTTGAGAGATTGGTTACAACCTCATTGATTGTGCCATCGTTAAACGTGGCTTTAAGTCTTAATTGCATCTTGCCTCTTTCGTGTCGGGCCGTTGCCGGCGAGAATAATTAAGCGGTTGCTACTGTGTACGCTCCACCAGTAAATACCAAATCAATGACATCTAACGCGCCGAGTTGGCCGTTAACAATTGGTAGCGTTTCTAGGTAGCAGCCTGTCAATGTTGACAATGGGTTTGTGGCGCTGGTTGCAGCGCTGGTTGGTTTGAGTGTGATCGTTGTGGCTGTGCCGACCAATGCGGCAAGTGTCGCATAAGTTTCTGTGGCCGCAAAACTATTCATGAGTGAAACTGTCAAAGTGCTGTTTTCCAAACCGCCAACGTAGGTGCGGTTCGTTTTTCCAAAGGATGTGCTATCCAAACTCTCAATCACGCGAGTGAGTACAGCCGAGTTGCACTGATCGGTCAAGTCAACTGCGTTGATTGTAATTACTGGGTTTGATAGGTAAGTGCTGGTGGCCATGTGGGTTACTCCTCGTTGGTGTCTTTAATAGGTTTATCAGATTTTGTGCTCTTGCTGGTGGATTTGATAAACCCACCCTCGATTAACGCCTCAACATTAATGCCATCAGCAGGCTCAAACACATCGCCTACCTTGCCTAATCTTGATGATGCAATAACGTATGCCATGTCTAGTCCTAACTTTGTGCCTGCACATTGATGTTTAGATCATACGCTGCTAACTCGCTGCCACCGATGATGGCAATAGTTGGCCTACCATCCGTGACACCGATATTGGCGCTGACAACTTTGGCCGCCAAGTTCATCAGGCTGCGTTGTGCATCTAAGTTGCCCGGCCCAAGAGTTAACAATCTGACCGGATACGACAGGGTAAATACGGCCCGGCTAAAACCTGTAAAGGATGGCGCGTCAATGAACACACAAGGCGGCTGGATGTTGCGTGGGTCTGTTACCACCACAAGACCTGTAACGGCGCTGAGAGTGGCTGACAATGCGTCTAGCGACTGGTTAAACAGATCGGTGTAGGCAACTGGTGTAGGCATTAGGCAACCTGTGCGCGGTTGACACCTAGCAGTTGTTTGATCATTGGGCTAAGGCCGTTAGACCCACCAGATACCATGCCATCCATCATCGCATAGTCTGAAACCGACCCTCTTTGGCGATACAAAAAACCGCCATAAGCGCGTGTGCCAAGACCTACGGCGGTTGATGGCAACACCGTTAGTGAGTCTTTGTAGCCAGCCTCTTGCCTACGCAAGAAACAAAACGCTGATGCCGCTGCTGCACAGATTGTTAAGAACGCTGCATCTGCTGCAGTTGCTGTGCCAATGCCTAGCCAATCCTCAACATCGCTTGCAGACACCCACGTGCACACCTGCGTGTAAGTAATTGTGCCAGAATAGTCAACCACAAAATTGACGTTTGTACCTGTGCACGCATAAATGATTTGGTTAGGTCGAGGCTCGTTTACATTAAAAAGAAACTCGCCAGTAGTTGAGTCAACGCCAGTGAACTCGTATTGAGGTAGGTCAAGTACCTTAAACGTGCCTGCAAACGGCGCAGACAATCCACTAACCGTGATGTTTTCGCCTATAGCAATCTCTGTTGGCTCAAGCGTGCTAATGCACGCGTAGTTACCAATTAATTGTTTAGTGGCGCTGGTGTAAGTTGCCATAGCGGTCTAAGTCCGCTACAGACTAAGCGATTACGATGCCCTGAATAAACGATGACTTGGCAACAAATGTCGAAAAGTAACCGTAATAAGAGAACGTCTTGCTCAGTGTGGATGGATTGTCCACTGACAAGATGCCTTGTTGAGCCTCGTAGATCTCAAAGCCCGGTGCGTAAACAACAAGCATCGTGCCGGATGCAAAGTTGTTATCAACAACTAATTGCAAACCCATCACGTTCATGTTGTTGTAGCCCATGCCGCCAACTTTGCCGATTGAGTTTTGGCCCATAATGCCATCGGTGACATAACCCAAAACTGGTCGCTTGTTGCTGTCCAACTGTGCACCCAACTTTTCCCACACGTCTGGTGACACGCACAAGTGTGTTGGAAAGTAGTTGCTGTCCTCTGCAATTTCGCGTGCTGCGTCATACAAAGAACTGATCAACGATGTTGGATCACCAGCGGTGACAGTCCATGTTGATCCTGATGCAGTCTTGCCGGAAACAAGTGCATCGGCTGCAACGTCATCAGTCTTAATCAAGTACTCACCAGCAAGATCGTTAAGGATCAAGTTCATTGATGCTGGATCTGTAAAGTCCATGTCTTGTCGAGTAATCGTTACTTGACCAGCAACCGTTGTTTTGGTAACGGTGTTAGATGCGATCACCATTGTGGTTGCACTTACTGCACTGCCCTCAGTCTGAGTTGCAGCGCTTGTGTGCGTGGTGATTGTTGGCCTAACAAAAGTTTTGCTAGGAGTGTTTGGCATTGAGCGTGCACCAAACGCGGTGACAACTGGTCGCACAAAGTTGAGATCTTGGAATAGTGGCCCAAGTACCGGCACTGGCAAGAGACCCGGTGTATCGGTAGTAAGGATGTCACCAGCGGCAGCCTGCAATGCTGACTGTTGCAACTTAACTGCATCCTTGTAAGCGGCGTTCACGTTGTGGAAAGTGTCTCCACCTGCGTGCAATGCTGCAAGATATTCGCCCGGTGTTGGCATCTTAAATGTGCGTTTTGCTTGTGCAAAAATTGGTGCAGTTGGGATGGTTGCCTCTACTGCCTCGACTGGTGTTACTTCGCTCATGGGTTCTGTCTCCTGTGTAGGTTCTGTTTCTATAGTACTTATTTCTTGCTCTGGTTGTGGGATACTCGCAGCGACTGTGGCAATGTTGGCCATGTCTCCAAATGCGCCGATGGGCACTAGCGATAACTCTGTCCAATCGGCTGACTCAATGATCATTGTGCCGTTTTCGTCATACGAGAATTTGCGTGGATTTACACCAACGCTGACCTGATCGATAACGGTTTCTTGCAGCATGATCATGGCATCTTGGCCTTGCGTGCTGGCACTGATTTTTGCGGTAAACATCATGCCCTCTGGCGTGTCCACGCGCTCGGTAACAATGCCTACTGGCATAGACGCATCGTGGTACATAAATAGGCGTGGTGCTTTACCCTCAACTGGCAGGCTGCCCGGCTGAAAGATCACTGACGTACCATCAGAAACTGTGGCGGCAACACCATACGGTACGGCAATGCCAGTAATCTCGCGGCGGCCTGTTTCGCCAGCGGCTGCGTCAATCGTTACTTGCGATGCAATCAATTTAATCATGATGAGTACGGTACACCATTGTTGCGTGGCGGTTGTGGCATCTCTTGCATTTCCTCTTTTTCCATCAAATCGCCATCAATAAAATCGTCAATGTCAAACTCAACACAAGTGTTGTTCGGCAAAATGTTATTGGCAGACAATGTTTGTGTAATGCACTCTGCGATCTGTTTGCAACCAAATGTCCACAAGTCTTGGCGAGCAGAAACGCTGTTGGTGTAATTGTACGAATTCATACTCAAATTTAATAAGTACGCGGGCACACCACAGACTCGAGACATCTCAAGCGCCTGAAACTCTGCTGAGTCAACTAAGAGCATTTTGTCTGGTGATGTGGCTGTCTCGATGTAGTGCACCTCTGGTGACAGCGCTGCCGTTTGGTTAGTAGCGCGCGCTGCGTTAAACGATGCTGCCAAGTCTGCAAGTTCGGTGCTAGAAAGTGGCTCTGATCCAGCCTGCACCTGCAACACTCCAGCCGGTATTGCACTAGACGCATTGCGGTAACGTGCATCCTCAAGTTTTATAGATGTTGCAATTGCTTTAGCCGATGAGTAAACAATGCCCGGTTGACCGTTAAGAAACTGCACTAGATCGTTAGGGTTTATTTCGCCGCCGTTAAAATACACTTGTTTTGATGGTGCAAACCAAACGCCTGACGGTACGCCTGCTTGATCCATTGTGTTGCACATTGCGGCTGGTAAGCGTGTAAACGCGGCAGGGTAGCCATCGGCGGTGCGCTCTGTGATGTACCAAAAGGCTCGACCAAACATCATGAGATCTGAAACTGTCCAAGACAAAATATGGTTGTTTGTATTTACGCGATCAATGCGGCGTAGCCAAGATCGAGGCGCAAGCGGCACTTGTTCCATTTCCTCGCCGTTCCACATCTCTGTGTACATCTTTAATTTCATGGATGCAATAACTGACGAGATCAATTGTTGAGCGCGCGCAATTGTTGGCACGCTCATGGCTTGAGCAAATAGTGCACCCTCTGTGTAGGTGTAATACTGGCCCACCATTGCAGCACCTTGATTGCCACCATAACTTGAGCCAGCAGCAGCGGCTTTAGTTGGCGGTGGTGAGATCGCCGCTTTAGTTTTAGAGAATATGGCCATGCTCTTAGTGTGTCACAATCTGTCTAGTTTGTGGTGGCATCGGCCCGGTATGCGATGCGGTATCCCGACGATAAGCAAGCATCAGGCCGATGCCATATCACACATTAGAGGCTAGACGCTGACAATGGTGGGCTTGTTTGCAAAGATAGGTTTTGATGCCAGAGCGACAGCAAACACCATTGCGCGGCACGCAGAGATATCGCCCGGTGATCGAGTGCTAGACAACGTGAGTACACCGTTGTGTTTAACTGCAACAGCGCGCTCAACTTGATCAATCAATTGCGCTTGCCCTGCGTGGCTTATTCGTTTCTCTGTGATCAGTGCACGTACCGCGCCTGTCCATTTGACTACCTCACGATGGCCCACGACTGTTTTGCGGTGCGTGTAGATCGGTGGGCAATGCAGATCAATGGATGGAACTAGCGCCAGTTTGAGTGTTGGTGATTGCTCGATCTCTAGTGCAACTGCATCCCACATCTCTTTGATTGTGTCCACGACAAAGGCGATATGGCAGCGCGTGTATTGGCCGTCTTGTACGGCTCGCACACCCACATAGCGTGACTCGTCAACGGCAGTCTCAATTGCCAGCACACCGCCATTGGGCATGGGTAGATCGTTGGCTAGTTCAGTGAATTGGCCCGGCTCAATCCAAGAGTGTTGAGATTGCACAAAGATGTTGACAGATGCGCGCAAGAAACTATTGCGATCTGGTGACTGTGACTCTGCCTCGATCACGGACATATCCAGCAGACCTTCTGCTAATGCAGGGTTGGAATAAACCCACGCCTCTTGGGTCATGTAGTCCATAATCGGTGGGCTGAACTCGGCAAAGTAAAGCGAGGTGTTTTTGCCTGAGTCCACAGCGCGCAAGCCTTGCTCTCGCCAACGCAACATACTTTTGGATGAGGCATCGCCAGCCGTGCTAAAACCTGCAAGCAAACAATTTTTGCGTGTTCGCATTGTAGGCATCAAGCCTGAATCCACTGCCTCAGCACTTACTGCCCACCACTCATCAATTGCCACGAGGTCACACGTGTATCCATGTCCAACACCCGGCGTGGCAGCGCGTGGCATCCACTGCGAGCCATCTGGCATTGTGAGTACCTGACGGCCATAAGACCAAATTACTGTTGCACCAAATTTTGCCTCAAGAATTGGCGCAAGATAATTAAACAAAACAGTAGCCAAATCAAGTTTGTGACTGACCGAGATCACTAGTTGTTTCTCGCCACGTGCACTGCCCTGAGTAGCAAGCCACCAACCAATAAGCGGCGCAAGGCATCCTTTTGTTTTGCCGTTCTGTCTGGCCACCGACAAGTAACCAACTCGATGCACCCACACCTCTTTACCATCTACCAAGTTGTAACTGGTCATGCCGGCAAGTACACGCCGTTGCCACCTCATCAAAGTGACACCGAGTATTTTTTCCGCAAACTCTGCAATCTCTTGGGAGTGATCTAAACAACCACTGTGCGCGGTCGTTTCCAATCTTGGCCGTTCCCCGATAATCTCAGCCAGTTCAGGCTGATCTCCCAAAACCCTTGCTGGTGTTGGATGGGATAGGGAAATAGGTGAG